TCATTCGGTGGTCTTTGCCTTTCGCAAAAGCCGCGCTGTGACGGTCTTGGGGGTCAAGATTCCCCAACCTGAAAGATCGCTGGGTATACTGCGGATGGCGGGCGCGCCACGCCTTCCGGCTTCCGAAAAGCTATCCCACCATATCGTTTCAGGCTTTCGTGACCTGCGGCAACTCATCAAGCGACACGAGAATGCGGTTGTCTGGGGGAATTGATGAGAACGCCAGTGCAAGAGTTCGCCACGGAAACAGCGGGATAGTCTTGCTGCGGGCAGAGTAGGAATTTGCCGCTTTGGCCATCTTCTGGCTACAGGGAGGGAGGGGGTCTTCTCGTCGTGGAACTCTATCGGAAGGTCCGTCGCGCGCGTCGGGGCGGCATGAACGAACGAGCGGCAGCAGTTCATTTTGGCGTGTCCCGCGCGAGCGTAAAGAAGATTCTGGGGTTTTCGGTGCCGCACCGCAATCTGCGCACGGCAGAGATCCAGCCAGTCGGGCAGATGTGCCGTGCCGGGTGGATTCGACACGCCGTCGGCCAGTTCCTCTTTCGTCGAGCGCCGCAGGCCGAGATGGCGTTGGGTTTCCGCCTTGAAGGTCGACACCGCCACGGTCCAGAGCCGCGCGCCGCGCCGCAGGCGTTTTCCGCCCTCGGTTGCGTCGACGAAGGACGGGCCCGACACCGGGCTCGAACGGTTGAACCCCTCGACGCCCTTGACCGGCGATACCTGCCCAAACCCCTGTGCCCGCGACCAGGAATAGACCGCCGGGGCCTCATAGCCCGTGTCGATGGCGAGCCGCGCGATGCGCAAATGCGCGCCGCGTTCGTGCGGCCAGGACCGGTCCAGCAGCGCCGTCAGTTCCGACCACGCGTCATATCGATCCGGCCCGCCCTCGATCACGACATGGTCGACCAGCCAGCTTTCGAGGCCGCGACCCCAGGCCCAGACATCGACCTCGATCCGGTCCTTCTGCACATCGGCCCCGGCGGTCAGGAACAACCCGCCCGCTGGCACCGTGCCGGATTTCCAGCGTTCGCGCCGGTCGTAGAGCCGCTGCCAGTCCGGCGCTTCCCCGGTTTCCAGCCAGGTCTCGCCAAGGATCGTGTTGCGAAACGCCTTGATCGCCTCGTCCGACCCTTGGGCCGCCTCCCATGACCGCACGATCCGCTCCCAACTCAGCCAGCCGATCGGCGAGTAGAGCGCCGAGAGGTGATACCCGACCGTGGTCGGATCGGCGGCAACGGCGGTCGCGCGCCATTCGCCAGCCTCCAGCATCGCCGTCTTGTTGTGTTCGCCGATGGGCTGGTCACAGCCTTCGCAATGATATTCCGCCGTGTCGGGCTTGCCCTTCTGCCAGCGCAGCCGGTCGAATTTCAGCCATTGGTCATGGCCGCAATGCGGGCACGGCACGAAGAACCGGCGCTGATCGCTGGCCTCGTATTCCCGTTCGATCCGGCTCAGCCCCCGAATGGTCGGGGTCGAGACCAGGAAGACCTTGCGCCGGTGGGCAAAGGTCAGCGACCGCGCCTCCGCCAGCGTGACCGGATCGCCTTCCTCGTCGGCCGAGGCTGGATAGGCATCGACCTCGTCGAGGAAGATATAACGCGCCGGGGTCGAGCGCAGGCCCACCGCCGAGTTGGCCCCGGTCATGATCAGGATGCCGCCCGCGAATTCCTTCGACAGCATGGTGTTGCCCGCGTCGCGCGACCGGGCCGGTTTGACCCGTTCCCGCAGGTCGGGGCTTTCGTCGATCAGTGGATCGATCCGCTGGCGCGAGTTGCGCTTGGCCAGTTCCACGGTCGGCTGGACCGCCAGCATCGGGCCCGGCGCCTGGTGGATGGCAAAGCCGATCCAGTTGTTGCCCGCCTCGGTCGCGCCGACCTGTGCGGCCTTCATGAACACGATGCGTTGCATCACATCACCTGGCGACAGACGGTCCATGATCTCGCGCATGTAGGGAGTGCGCGCCGTGCGATAGCGCCCCGGTTCCGCCGATGCGCGGCCCGACAGCATCCGATGCTTGTCCGCCCATTGCGACACGGTCAGGTCGGGGTCCGGCGTCAGCCCCGCGCCCCAGGTGCGCAGGATTTCTGCTGCGCCGTCGAAATCGGTCAGGCCCTCATCATCACCGGAAGTCAGGCCGGACCTCGGCAAGTTCGTCGAGGTGGGCACGGACATGTTTTTCCAAGGCCTTCTGCATCGCGGCCGGTTCCACGCCCAGTTCCGCCGCCATCAGTGCCGACGACCGTGCAGGCCAGTTTACCCAAGCATCCCGCACTTCGCGCGCCAGCCGGAACACCAGCGACAGCGCCCGGGCCCGCTCGATCAACTCCCCCTTCAGCTTCTGCAGCCGGATGCGGCGTTCCTGCGCCTTCAGCACCTCGTTGGCGGTCTTGGCCTGCAGATAGGTCGTGCCACCGCCAACCGCTGGCACCGCCAGACCCTGTTCGCGCAGCGTATCGCCTACAGCGGCCACCGCCGCTTCGGGCACGGGCTTGAGCTTCGGCTCAGGCGGCTTCCTCGTCTTCGACGGGTCGGTCGTTTCCGCCCGACGCACATCGCTGGCGGCCGCGTTGATGCTGCCATCCGCGAACAGCACAAGCCGTTCGGCCGTCTTCGCCTTCTGGATCGCGCCCCGCGACAGTCCAACATGCGCGGCGTACTGGCGCTCGCTCATGCCCTGCATTGGCGGCTCCGATTATCATTCAAAAACATATACTTATCGAGTTGATAAGCGCCCCGGACAGAGCGAACGTGTCTCCACAAGAACGATGCAACTCACTTGGGAGCCACCGAAATGACCCGCCGCGCACAAGACAACACGAAAGCCCTCGACGCCTTCATCGCCAAGAAGGCCGAGATCGACGCGATGCTCGCCCGACTTCAGGCGCTCAGCGACGACCATTTCAACTTCGATCCGGACGCGGTCAATTGGGGCAGCGTCGGCTCGATCAGCAGCGTCTCCAGCGACCTCCGGAAAATCACCGATTTCCTTTTCGGCGAGGGCGAACACGCCGAGTAACCCACTCAGCCACCGCGCCAGCCCCGCCCTGCGGGGCTTGGCCTCGTAGAAGGGCCCGCATCCCGCGTGCCCCGACACGGAGACGACGATGACCCAACTTTCCGACACCCAAGCCCTGATCCTGAGCGCCGCCGCCCAGCGGCCCGAGCGCATCGCCCTGCCGCTGCCCGAAAGCCTGCGCGGCGGGGCCGCCGCCAAGGTGGTCGGCGCGATGATCGCCAAGGGCCTGCTGCAGGAAGTCGATGCCGACCTGCGCAAGGGCGAACCCATGTGGCGCGAAACCGGCGATGGCCACGGCACAACGCTGGTCGCCACCGACGCAGGCCTCGCCGCCATCGGCATCGAGCCCGAAGACGCGAACACCGCGCCAGTGGGCGCGACGGACGCGCCGACAGAAGGGCCCGCGCCCGAGACCCCCAGCGAACCAGACGCCGCGCCCAAGGCGCGCACGCCGCGCGAGGGCACCAAGCAGGCCAAGCTGATCACCATGCTGCGCGCGTCGGACGGTGCGACCATCGAGGAGATAATGGTTGCTCTCGACTGGGCGGCTCACACGATCAGGGGCGCGATGGCCGGAGCGCTGAAGAAGAAACTTGGGCTCGAAGTGACCTCGGCGAAGGTCGAAGGGCGCGGAAGGATCTATCGACTGCCCGCAGACTGATAGGTTTGCCGTCCAAGACTCCATTGCCGCCGTCCCATCAGGGGCGGCGGTTTTTCATTGCATCGACAGCAGATCGCGCGCGGCAGCCTGCAGGATGTCCTGCGCCATGCGGGGCTCACAAGTATAGATGCCGCCCGGTTCAGGTTCGCCGACGTTGTCCTCGAACCATTGCCGACCCTCGTCCGAGATCGGGCGCAGGACGACGATGGTCCCGTGGTTGTTGATCTCGATGTGTTGCCAGTCGGACACGTACCAAGGCTAGCATCCGTCGCCCGGCACCGCCAGCGGGGTCAGAGGCGGCGCCATCGCTCGAACAACCGCCGCAAGGCGTAGCTGCGGCCGAGCGAGACGACGGTGAAGAGCAGCCCTAGCTTCAGGTTCTGTGCCAGCGTCGTGTGCAGCCCGAAAATGGGGAAGATCAGGATCTGCGTGAGGACCGCGACGCCGTAGCCGACGATCACGTTGGCGACGGCCTCGATCAGCGACATGGCGCGCGACTGCTTCATCCCGCCACCTCATCCATCGGCCAGCAATTCAGCAGCCAAAGTTCTAAGCGCATGCGCTGCAACCAGTGGGACCACGCCGTTGCCACAGAGGCGAAGCCGGTCCACCCGGTGGGCCAGCCCATCAGCGCCTCGACGAACAGCGGGTTCAAGGTCCGGCGCACATCGCAGGTATCGCTCCCAGCCATCGGCGTCACCAGGACCTGGCGGCCAAGCAGGCCGTTGACCGGCGTGTTCGCCAATGTGGTCGCCCCGTCCTTGTGATCCCGCGCTGTTGGGGTCATCCACATCTGGCTGGCGTGGGTCAGGTCGGCTGTCCGGCGATTGCCTGCACTCGGTTTGCAACCATCGTTCGCCATCGGTGTCGGCCAGTCGCGCGCCATCCGGTCCAGACCTTTCTCGTCGCGCCTCTCGCCACCCCGGCTGCGAAAGCTGTCGATCTGCGGCGTTGGCCAGAGCGCGGCCGTCGTCGCGAGGTTCATCCCGTGCTGCCCCGCTTCCTGCGATGGCGTCGGCTTGGTCTGCCGGTTCTCGTTGGCGCTCGCCCTCGGCGTTGGCCATAGCCGCAGCAGTTCCGTCCGGTTCCCGCCACTCGACCGGGTGCCAGAGCAGGCGCGCGGGGTCGGCCAGGTCGTCCCCCTCGCGGATGGCGAGGATGAAGAGCCGTTCGCGTTTGTGGGGCGCGCCGACTTCCGCCGCCGTAAAGAGGCCTGCCGCAAGGCGGTAGCCCATGCCGACCAGTCCGGTGGCGACTTCGGGGAAGCCGAGGCGGAGATGATGGGCGACATTCTCGAGGAAGACGAAGGGCGGCTGGACCTCGCC